TACCAACATAATTACAGTACCTTTGATCTTAAAGAGTATTACAATCAAGAATTTGTTTTAAGAACGGATAGGAACTTTGTGTGTATAAATCGAGGGGATAGTGAAACTAATATACCTATCGCTTCCTTCCCATCATTTAATGACTTTATAGAATTTGTTATTAGTGTAATACCGCCGATTAAGTCTCAATTTGTTACGGATGTAACTCAAAATCCTGATGCGCTTATATCCTTAGCCAAAAATTATGTTTTAAAATACCCTATAAAGAGAGAGTCAAACATATGGACTGACATGGATAATTCACAAAGAGCGATATTGGTTGATAAATTTAAAAAGGCTTCCGATTCATTCTTCCAACAATCTGACATTGTTACTAATTCTAATTTAGAATACTAACATAATTCAATTTTCAAATAAACTAGATATTTATATAAAAAAAAATAACATGAACACAAAACTAATATTGGATAACTACTTGGGTAAGAACACTAGAGTTTCCGAAAAAGACATGGGTGATGGTACTAAACAAGTTTGTGACTTAGACACAGGTGATTGTTATACTGTTAGAATGAAAGATGGTTTAATTGAAAGAGTGGATAACACTATGAAAACCTTTAAAAAAATACAAGTAGAGACCAACCAAGGTATAAAAACATTATTGAACGGATAAGATGGGTATTGACCAAAGAATATTAAAAGAATTGAACAGATACAATAGTATCAACAAATATATTATGGAACAGGCAGAACCGCCAATTCCTGAAGATCCAGCGGCATTACCGGCAGATCCGGCAGCATTACCGGCCGATCCCGCAGCACCGGCTGACCCAGCAGCGGCAGGAGCGGTACCTCCTCCACCAGCACCACCTGTTGATCAAACACAACCTATTGATCCAGCAACTGATCCTGATGTTGAAGAAATTGGTGGAGAAGGTGATGATGAGGATGTTGAAGAATTGGATATCACTGATTTAGTTGATAGTCAAACATCTATGGCTGACAAACAAGAAGAATACTTTAATAATCTTTTTGACCAACTTAATAAAATGCAAGAGAGACTTGGTGAAATGGATCAGATTGTTAATAAGATTGATATGTTAGACGCTAAGGTTGATAAGATGAGACCTAAAACGGCACAAGAAAAATTAGAATTAAGATCTTTGGATTCAGGACCATTCAAACAAAAACTTTCAGATTTCTTCCAAGACAAAATGGTTGATATGGAAAAGACAGGTAAGGAATATGTTTTAACCGCTGATGAAGTGGAGAATTATAGTCCTAGTGCGATTGAGACTTCTTTTGATGAATTTCTACCCAAGGCAACAGATTACAGAAAATAATATAAAAGGTCTCGTTTGAGACCTTTTTTGTTAGTTGACAATACGACTTTTTACAACTATACTTCTTACATAAACCTTAAATAATTTAATATATGGCGACAAATGTTTTAGATGCTGTACTGGCTCAGTACGAACAATCAACTCAAAGTAGTACAAATGCTACTTCAAAAATGTCTTCTGAAGACCGAATGAAAAAATACTTCGCGGCTATTTTAAAAGACAACGAAAAACAAGGACAGAAACGAGTTCGTATTCTTCCTACAACAGACGGATCTTCCCCGTTCAAGGAAGTATGGTTCCACGAAATCTTAGTGGACGGAAAATGGCAAAAATTTTATGATCCAGGAAAAAACGACAACGAACGTTCACCATTAACTGAAGTTTATGAAGAACTTATGTCGACTGGTAAAGAGTCAGACAAACAATTGGCAACACAATACAGATCTCGTAAGTTCTATATTGTTAAGGTAATTGATCGTGAAAACGAACAAGACGGTGTAAAATTTTGGAGATTTAAACACAATTACAAACAAGAAGGAATCCTTGATAAAATCATTCCAATTTGGAAAGCAAAAGGTGATGTAACTGATCCTGATAAAGGTCGTGACTTAATCCTTGAGTTAACTAAAGCAAAAACTCCAAAAGGAACATTCTACACGGTTATCCAAACCGTTATGTATGATGACCCATCCCCTATTTCAGAAGACGAAACACAAATGTCTGATTGGGTTGGTGATGAATTGACTTGGGAGGATGTATACTCTAAAAAAGCGGTTGAGTATTTAGAGGCAATCGCAAGGGGAGAAACTCCGCGTTGGGACTCTGAAAAAGGTGGTTATGTTTATTCTAACACTGAAACATCCGATGTTTCCATGGGAGGAACACCAGCACCAAAATCAATCAACGAAGTTGCGGATCCGCAATCAAACGAAGAGGTAGACGAAGAATTACCATTCTAATTTTATTAAAAATAAAAGTAACGGGAGCAGTTTATTGTTCCCGTTTTTTTATGTATATTATATATAGAAACAAAAAAATATGGCACTGAAAAAAAATGACTTTAGTTCGGTTAAGAAAAAATTTTCTACATCGGCAAAATATAAGCCACAAAGGTTTTTTGACCTTGGGGCTGAATTCTTAGACGCGGTTGGTCTACCTGGACCTGCGATTGGACACCTTAATATGTTTTTAGGTCACTCTGATACGGGTAAAACGACAGCACTTGTAAAGACTGCGGTAGATGCTCAAAAGAAAGGTATCTTACCTGTGTTTATTATCACAGAACAAAAATGGTCTTTCGAACACGCAAAATTAATGGGGTTTGAATGTGAGGAAGTTGTTGATGAAGAAACGGGTGAAATTGATTGGGATGGTTTTTACATCTTTAATAATGACTTTGATTATATCGAACAAATCACTGACTACATTAATAGTTTGTTAGATGCTCAAGAGAAAGGTGAATTAGATTATAGTTTACTATTCTTGTGGGATTCAGTTGGTTCAGTTCCTTGTAAGATGACTTATGAGGGTAAAGGTGGTAAACAACACAACGCAAGTGTTTTAGCGGACAAAATCGGAATGGGTATTAACCAACGAATTTCAGGATCTCGTAAAGCGGACTCAAAGTTTGAGAACACATTAGTTATTGTTAATCAACCTTGGGTTGAATTACCTGACAATCCATTTGGTCAACCTAAGATCAAGGCAAAAGGTGGTGAGGCAATTTGGTTAAACTCTTCTTTGGTGTTCTTATATGGTAATCAAAAAGGTGCGGGAACAACAAAGATCACGGCAACAAAAGATAAAAGAACTGTAAAGTTTGCTTCAAGAACAAAGGTATCGGTTATGAAAAACCACATCAATGGTCTTGGATTTGAAGACGGAAGAATTATTGTAACACCACACGGTTTCTTACCAGGTAAAGATACAACAGAGGAGAAAGCATCAATAGAAAAGTATAAGAAAGAATATGCTGACTATTGGAAAGATATAATCGGAGTTGATGGTGACTTTGATTTGAAAACAGAAAAAGAAGAAGTAGAGTAAGAATCATTTAAGATTAGAGAAAGTGTCTAAAACATTGTTAGTGGATGGAAACAATCTATTGAAGATTGGTTTTCATGGAGTAAAAGATTTTTACTATAAAGGTAAACATGTTGGCGGTGTGTGGCACTTTCTAAATACTCTTCGTAAGTTCTTGGAAGAACACAACTATAATAAGGTCGTGGTATTTTGGGATTCAAAAACCTCATCTTCACAACGAAGATTGATTTATCCAAAATACAAATTGAATCGAAAATCATCTGAAACAGAATCAAAAGAAGAATCGTTTATTGAACAGAAACAAAGGGTTAAACAATACCTTGAGGAGATGTTTGTAAGACAACTGGAGACAGAAAACGCAGAAGCCGATGATCTGATTGCTTACTATTGTCAAGTATCACCAGATGAAGATAAAACAATCTTCTCTAGTGATAGAGATTTAACTCAATTGATCTCGGAAAAAGTATCAATCTACTCACCGATTAAGAGAGAATATTATAAGTTTGGGGACAAAATTAAATTACATGATTTTGAGTTCCCACACTACAATGTTAAAACCGTAAAGATTCTCACAGGTGATAGTTCGGATAACATTGATGGTATCTTTTATCTTGGTGAAAAAACTTTAGTTAAATTATTTCCTGAACTACTTGAAGAAAAGGTAGAAATACCCTATATTTTGGGTAGAAGTACTAATTTACTTAAAGAAGAGAAAGGAAATGTAGTCCTTCAGAATCTATTAAGTGGTAAAACAAAAGAAGGTATATTTGGTGATGAATTTTATGTTATTAACACCAAACTTGTTGACTTAGATGACCCACTATTAAGTGAAGAAGAAAAAGAATTAGTGAAACTATATTACTCCGAGTCGATGGATCCCGACGGAAGAGGACATAGAAATCTAATTAGAATGATGATGGAAGATGGACTTTTTCATTTCCTTCCAAAGAATGACGAAGCATGGGTTTATTTCTTGAAGCCCTTTTTAAAATTGACAAGAAAAGAAAAAACAAAATTTAGAAACAACAAAAAGTAAAAAACGAATGAAAGAGCAGGATATAACAAAAGTTGAATTTTTGTTAATGTGTAATGAGAACATTGTAGTTCAAAGGTTTTTTAATGTGAGAAATTTTAATAGAAACGCATCTAAATCCGAATCACTTCATAACTATATCACAGACTTATGTGATGGTATGATGTACGATTTGAAGATGAGATCTATTGTGTATATGTTGGACAATCAGTTTGAAATTTCTGATAATCCTGAAGTACTAAACACCTCAATCACAGAAGGAGCTGAGAATTTTAATCTCATAATTAAGGTCGGAGACATGACAATTTGTCAGAGACAGTTTGATGCGAAAGTGTACCCTCCAAAGGTAAGATACACCGTAGACCTACGCCCAAAGTTAAAAGCGATACTTGGTCACCTAACTGACATTTTTTCAGCTAAAAATTTAATTTATTTTTACCCCCAACTTATTAAAAATTGATAGTATTTATCTTTACTAAACAAAGGAAAAAGCATGGCGACAAGTAAAAATTTTGAGTATCTCGGACAACAGTTTCAACTACAATTATTAAATCAAATTATTGTGGATCGAGACTTTTCAACATCTATCATTGATGTAATTGAAAACAATTATTTTGAAAACAAGTATTTCAAAATCTTAATTCAAATGATTCGAGAGTATTATCAAAAATACGATCACACACCATCCTTTGAAACATTAGAACAGATAACAAAATCCGAACTCCAACAAGAAATTGCGTCCAAGATTGTATTAGATACGATTAAGAAAATTAAGGATGTAACTGTTGATGGGGTAGATTTCGTACAAGAAAAGGCGTTGAAATTCTGTAAACAACAAGAACTTCAAAAGGTAATGGGTAAGGCTCAAAAGATCATCGACGGTGGTGAGTTTGAGAACTACGATACCCTTGAAGAGTTGGTTAGAGACGCTCTTCTTGTTGGAAACAAGGATACATCTATGATGGATGTATTTTCGAACTTAGATCAAGTCTTAGATGAGGATTATAGACACCCAATCCCAATGGGAATACCAGGAATTGACAAATTACTGAAGGGTGGTTTGGCAAAAGGAGAAATTGGTGTTATCTTAGCCCCAACAGGTGTGGGTAAGTCAACGGTTCTAACTAAGATTTCAAACCACGCGTTTAACCTCGGATTCAATGTACTTCAGATATTTTTCGAAGATAATCCAAAGGTGATACAACGGAAACATTATATTCTTTGGACTAAGATTCATCCTGACGATTTGTCTGACCGAAAAGAAGAAGTAATGGCAAAGGTTAAACACATTGAGGAGTCAATGCCAAATAAGTTGATGTTAAAAAAACTACCATCAGATACGGTGACGATGTTACAGATCAAAAATCAAATTAGAAAAATGATTGCTGATGGAACTAAAGTTGATATGGTGGTGTTAGATTACATTGATTGTGTGGTACCTGATAAAAACTTAGGTGATGAGTGGAAGAGTGAAGGTTCGGTAATGAGAGGGTTTGAGGCAATGTGTCACGAATTATCATTAGTGGGTTGGACGGCAACACAAGGTAATAGATCATCAATCTCATCTGAGGTTGTGACTACAGACCAAATGGGAGGGTCAATTAAAAAGGCACAAGTTGGACACGTAATTATTTCAGTTGCTAAGACACTACAACAGAAAGAATTAAAATTGGCAACAATTGCGATCACTAAGTCGAGAATAGGTGATGATGGGGTTGTATTTGAGAACTGTAAGTTTGATAATGCGATGATTGATATTGATACCGAAAGTACAACTACGTTCTTGGGTCTTGAAGAACAGAAAGAAGAAAGACAGCGTCAGAGAGTAAAAGAATTACTCGAGAAACGCAAAGAAAGAGAAACACAAAAAAATTAAATTAATTAAAATTTTAGTATGGAAAAAATATTAACAGAAAACCCTGGTCGATTTGTCATCTTCCCTATCGAACACAATGATATATGGGAATATTACAAACAACATCAAGCAGCGTTTTGGACGGCAGAGGAGGTAGATTTAACAAATGATATTAGAGATTGGGAATCATTGACCGAAAATGAAAAGTACTTTGTTAAAAATGTATTATCATTCTTCGCAGCGTCTGATGGTATTGTTAATGAGAATTTAGCGGAAAATTTCTACCGTGAGGTACAATATCCTGAGGCGAAGTTTTTCTACGGAATTCAATTGGCAATGGAAAATATACATTCACTTATGTATTCATTGTTGATTGACACTTACATTAGTAACCCAACGGAGAAAGATGAATGTTTTAATGCGATTGACAGATTACCGGCGGTTCAGAAAAAAGCAAAATGGGCTTTAGAATGGATTGATAACTCATCCTTCGCAGAAAGATTGGTGGCGTTCGCAGCGGTCGAAGGTATCTTCTTTTCAGGTTCTTTTTGTTCTATTTTTTGGATGAAATCAAGAGGTATTATGCAAGGTTTGTGTAACGCAAACTCACTGATCTTCAAAGACGAAAACCTTCATTGTGATTTCGCAATCCATTTGGTAAACAACCACTTAGATGAAAAACCATCAGAAAAAAGAATCAAAGAGATCTTGTTATCGGCTCTTGAGATTGAGAAAGAATTTATTACTGAATCGTTACCGGTATCATTGATAGGTATGAACTCAAACTTAATGAAACAATATCTTGAGTTTGTTGTTGACGGACTATTACTTAAGTTGGGATGTAGCAAAGAGTTCAATGTTGAACAACCATTTAAGTTCATGGAACAAATTGCTGTTGAAACAAAAGGTAATTTCTTTGAATCAAGAACGATGGAATACCAAAAAGCGAAATTAAACGAAACCATAACATTTACAGAGGATTTTTAAGAAATAGAATATGTCATTGAAAATAATTAAAAGAGGGAGTGAATTAGTATCATTTAATCCACAAAAGATTTATAATCGTGTAAAACGATCATCAAAAGGTCTGAATGTAAACTCAGACGAAATATTCATTAAGGTAATCACTTCAGTACCAACTGAAGGTGAGGTTACTACAAAGGAATTAGATAAACTTATTTATGAGATTGCCGCTTCATACACTGGTAGTCACCACGACTACTCAAGATTAGCATCTTCAGTTGCTATTTCTTCTTATCATAAGGAAACTAATGATAGTTTTTCTCAAACAATGATGAGGTTGTATGAAGATGGTGTAATCAATAAAGTGTTAATTGATACTATTAAGGAGTATGGTGAAGATACTATCGATGCTGTGATTAATCATGAGAATGATTATAACTTTGATTACTTTGCTTGGAGATCATTACAAGAAATGTATCTTCTTAAGAGACCTAATGGTCAGGTAATCGAAAGACCACAACATATGTACATGAGAGTTGCTCTTTGGGTTACTAACAATATGTCAGACGCATTTGAATACTACAAATCGTTGTCAAATCAGTTGATCTCAAAAGCAACACCAATCATGATTAACGCAGGTACGAAAGTTCCACAACTAGCGTCTTGTGTTCTTCACTACAACAACTCCGACTCTCGTGAAGGATTATTGAATACATTAAATGACATTTCTACTTTCTCATCGGATGCCGCTGGTATTGGTTTATCATTATCAAACATCCGTAGTAAAGAAAGTCGTATCACAACATCAGGTGGGTATGCCGGTGGATTATTAAAGTACCTTAAAATTGTAAATGAGTCATTAAGATTCTTTAACCAACAAGGTCGTAGACCAGGATCGGCAGCGATCTATCTTGAGCCTTGGCATAAAGATATCTTTGATTTGTTAGATATTAAAAAGAACACAGGTGCTGAGGAATTAAGGGCTCGTGATTTGTTTACGGCGCTTTGGATCCCTGATAATTTCATGAGAGCCGTTAAAAACAATAGTGAATGGTATTTGTTCTGTCCTAACGATATTATAAAGGCGGGATTGAAACCATTACAAGAATGTTTTGGTGATGAATACGAAGAGGTTTACGCAAAAGCAGTTTCTATGGGTCTTGGTAAAAAGGTTAAAGCACAAGATATTTGGACTAAAGTTATCGAATCACAAGTTGAGACTGGTATTCCTTATCTTTGTTCTAAAGATAGTGCCAACAGAAAAACAAACCATCAGAACATTGGTGTGATTAAACAATCAAACCTTTGTAATGAGATTTATCAATTTACAGATGAGAAAACAACGGCAATTTGTACTCTATCTTCAATGGTACTTAAGAACTTTATCCAATCAGGTAAGTTTAATTTTGAGTTATTATTTACGGAAGTTAGAAAAGTTGTTAAATCACTTAACAAAGTTATTGATGTAAACAACTATTCAACTGAAAAAGGTAGAAAAGGTGGATTAGCACAAAGAGCAATTGCTATTGGTACACAAGGATTGGCGGATGTATTCTATTTAATGGATTATATTTTCACATCTGAAGAGGCTAAAAAATTAAATAGAGATATCTTTGAAACCATCTATTACGCAGCGATTTACGAAAGTAATCAGTTATGTATGAATGGTAAATACGATGTGTATTCACATTTTGAAGGATCACCAATGTCACAAGGAGTATTCCAATTTGATATGTGGGGTGTTGATGAAACACAACTTTCAGGAATGTGGGATTGGAATAAATTGAAAGAAAGTGTTAAATCTTATGGTATTTGTAATTCATTGTTTACGGCACAAATGCCTGTGGCATCTTCAGCAAAGATCACAGGATCTTATGAAATGACAGAACCGGCTCACTCGGCAATCTTTAATAGACGAGTTGTTGGTGGGGAGATCATGATTGTAAATAAATATCTTATCAACGACTTTGAAAAAATTGGTATTTGGTCTGAAGATTTAAAAAATGAAATTATTATGAACGAAGGTTCGATTCAGAACATTAATTTTAATAATTACTTGGATTCTGATGACAAACATTATAATAAGAAAGTTAAAAGAATCGAACACTTAATACCAAAGTACAAAACTATTTGGGAGATTTCACAAAAAGAATTAATCGATATGGCCGCTGACAGAGCACCATTCATCGATCAATCACAATCTATGAATATCTACATGTCTAACCCAACATTGTCTAAGATTACATCATCACACTTCCACTCTTGGGAGAAGGGTTTAAAGACTCTTTGTTATTATGTAAGAACCAAGGCTATATCAACAGGAGCAAAACACTTGGCTCTTGATATGAGTAAAAAGGAAAAACCTAAAAGGGTTGAGGTACCACAAGTTGATTATTCAACAAGTAACTTACCACCAAAACCTGTCAATAGTGACTTTGATTGTTTTGGATGTTCATCTTAATCGCGACACTAATCCCGACACTATATCGGGATTTTTTATTTTATAACTATTTATTGAAAATATCCCGACACTATATTTATACTATATGTCAAATGGAATTACATACGGTATAACATTTCCTTTCAGGGATTCATTTAATGGTAGATATTTAGATCTATCTGATACCCCTGATCAAGAAATTAGAAATAGTTTAGCGAATCTATTATTAACAAGGAAGGGTACTCGATATTACCTACCTGACTTTGGTACGAGATTGTATGAATTTATTTTTGAACCTTTAGACGGACCAACATTTTCAGATATAGAGGCTGAGATCAGAGCAACGGTTGGTCAGTACATGCCGAATCTTCTGTTAACAAATATCACCATTGAGGATGCCTCTACGGGTCTTGAAGATAAAGGTACTTTTGTTAACGAATATGATAGGAGAGAGTTTAGGGTGACCAACATAGCACAATTAGAACACACGGCAAAAATTAAAATAGATTATCAAATCATTGATTCAGCCTTTAATTCAAGTGATTTTATAATTATCAATATTTAATAATATATGGCAGAGAAAAGAATATCGTATACGGTTCGTGACTTCCAATCGATTAGAGCGGAACTAATTAACTTTACAAGAACATACTATCCTGATCTTGTTCAGAACTTTAATGATGCTGGTGTATTCTCAGTATTCATCGATTTAAATGCTGCTGTTACTGACAACCTACAATACCATATTGATAGAAGTATTCAAGAAACAGTACTTCAATTCGCACAACAAAGATCTTCTATATTTAATATAGCAAGAACTTATGGTTTAAAAATACCAGGTCAAAGACCATCAGTTGCTTTAGAGGATTTCTCAATTACGGTACCTGCTTATGGGGACTCTGAGGATTTAAGATATTGTGGTATCCTTAGACGAGGATCCATTGTGAATGGCGCTGGACAACCATTTGAAACCGTATATGATATTGATTTCGCTTCACCTGTAAATGGTGAGGGAACACCAAATAGAACTAAAACACCTAATTTCGATTCAAACGGAATATTGTTAAATTATACAATCACCAAAAGAGAGATTGTTGTAAATGGAGTTACTAAAGTATTCAAAAGAGTAATAACACCAAATGATGTAAGACCATATTTTGAAATGTTCTTACCTGAAAAGAATGTATTGGGTATTACTAGTGTGTTACTTAAAGACGGAACACAATACTCGACAGTACCACCGGCACCTGACTTTATCACTTTAGGTCCTGATAGATGGTATGAAGTTAAGGCATTAGTTGATGATAGAGTATTCGTTGAAGACCCAACTAAACCATCAGATCAACCTGGTATTAAAGTTGGTAGATATATTACAACAAGTCAAAAGTTCATTAGTGAATATACACCTGAAAGTTTTTGTAAATTAACTTTCGGTGGTGGTAATGTTTCAGCACAAGAACAATTAAGAGAATTTACATTAGATGGTAAAGGATTTGATTTGGGTCGTTACACTAACAACTTAGCGTTGGGGAGTGCCCTTAGACCTAATAGTACCTTATTCATTCAATACAGAGTGGGTGGTGGACAAGCAAGTAATTTAGGTATCAATACGATTAATCAAATTGGTACTGTATCATTTGCGGTTAATGGTCCATCAGCAAGTGCCAACAGAAGTGTTATTAATAGTTTAAGATGTAACAATGTTACAGCCGCTATCGGTGGGGCAAACATCCCAACTACTGAAGATGTAAGACAAATGGTAACATTTAACTTTGCTGCTCAGAACAGAGCGGTGACCGTAAATGACTATGAGTCAATTATTAAAACAATGCCGTCAATCTATGGGGCACCTGCTAAAGTTGCGATCACAGAAGAAAATAATAAGATTAAGATTAAAATGTTATCTTACGACATTAGTGGTAACTTAACAGATGTAATATCCGATACCTTAAAACAAAATGTTGCGAATTACCTTTCAAATTATAGAATGATCAATGATTATATTTCTATTGAAAGTGCTCAACCAATCGATTTAGGTGTTGATTGTGATGTTGTCTTAGATGCGACTCAAAACTCAGGAGCAGTTATTGGTAAGATAATTGATATCATTACAACATACTTTAGTCCACTTGACAGACAATTAGGTCAAAATGTTGTTGTTTCAGAACTTAGAAGATTGATACAATCCGAGAATGGTGTGATTAGTATCTCAGATATGAGATTCTTTAATAAGGTGGGAGGACAATACTCATCATTCCAAACATCACAACCTTATTCAGATGTTGCTACCGCACAGATTGAATTAGTTGCCGATACTATCTTCGCAGAACCCTCACAAATCTACCAAATTAGATTCCCTAATAAGGATATTACCGTTAGAGTATTGAACTTAAAAACGGTTAGTTTCTCATAGTAATTTATTTTTTAGAATATAGAACTATTTTTTGAAAATAGGAAATAAACTATTTATCAAAAAAGGAAAAAAAGAATGCCCAATTCATATAGAATAAGAACACAAGTCGGGGTTGACAAATATATTAACGTAAACTTAGAACAGGACTTTGAATTTTTAGAGATACTATCTTTAAAGATCCAAAGTGCTGACCTATACACTAGATTTTGTTCGGACTACGGAGTTGTAGTTGGAAGGGTGTTAGTAAACGGAGGGTTCGGAGTACCGAACGCTAGAGTTTCAGTTTTCTTACCATTAGAGGATGGGGATGAGTTAAATCCTGTTATTAGAGACTTATATCCATACAAGAATTTATCAGATAGAAACTTAGATGGATACCGATATAACTTATTACCTTCGGCACCATCTTACTCTAAACATATTAACACAGGTACATTTCCAACCAGAGAAGACGCGTTATTGAATCAATCTTGGATTGAGGTATATGACAAATATTATAGATTCACAGTAAAAACAAATGAGAGTGGTGACTTCATGATTTTTGGGGTACCAACTGGTGACCAAACATTAGTAATGGATGTTGACTTATCGGACATTGGTTGTTTCTCTCTTAATCCACAAGATTTAATTATTCAAGGAGTTGCCACGGCAGAACAAGTTAGTGGGTCACAATTTAAATCATCAACAAATCTTGACGAATTACCACAGATACAAAACCTAAATTTTAATATTGATGTTAGACCATTGTGGGGTGATGAAGATCAATGTCAAATTGGTATTACAAGAGTTGATTTTGACCTAACAAAACTCGCCAATATTAAGGTACAACCATCAGCGGTATTTTTAGGATCGGTAATGTCAACAACTGATGACGATTCCGTATCATCTATATTTACATCGATAAATACTGCCACAGGTTTAAGTTTTGGGTCCACATGTAAACCAAAGAACAACACAGGTAATCTATGTGAATTAATTTCAGGACCTGGTCAAATATTATCAATACGACAAACAATTTTTGAAGATGAGGATGGGTTACCAATATTGGAGAGTTATAATTTTCCTGACAACGGTAAAGTGATTGATGATAATGGTGCGTATGTTGTTAATGTACCGATGAATTTAGACTATATCACTACAGATGAGTTCGGTAACCAAGTAATCTCTAATGATCCTAAAATAGGTATACCAACAAAAGGTAAGTACCGATTCAAAATGAAGTGGGTTAATGAACAAGGGTTGTCAAATTCGTATCTCAGAGCATCGTATTTAGTACCTAATATAAAAGAACACGGTTGGTATCTTGGATATCAATACGATCCACTAACGCAATTTACGGGTGTTGACCAAGATATTGTTTATCCTTCGGGGGTTCTTACCGAAATATATACCGCAAGTTTTAATCAAGGTGTCGGTCAAATTACAACTGAAAATGTTGAAAGTCATTCAATCACTATAAATGGGGTACCGTACTATGATAGTTTAAATTCAATCCTACTTAATCAGGGTGATTCGATGGCAATTACCATAGTTCCGATTGATCCATCACAACAATCACAGGTTTCATTTACTTACTATGTAAGAGAACTTTTTGATCTTTTAAGATCATACAACTTCAGTTTAGATTGGAATGATTATGTTGATCCTCTTAGTGCTATTAATTGTGAAGATTCTTTTTACGAATTCACATATAATAAAGTATATACCACCGCTTTGTTTATTGATAGGTATAAAAATGGTTTAGGTAGGGCAAAACATTTAGGGATTAAAGAAATCGATGATAGGGCTTGTAAAACAACAACTAATACATATCCTGTTAATGATATCATTAGAAATTTTGATGCTATATTTTTCGCATTTAATCTACTACTTACCATTCTTACGCCAATTTTTATTTTCGTTTTATTCATAGCACATTTTGCGTATTGGATTCTTGAAAAGATTAATGAGGATGCGCCACAATTATCACAAAGATTGTCATTACCGATGATAAATTATCCTGAGTGTACTGCTTGTGATTGTAGTTGTAATACTGATGACTCATTAATATCTGTAATTGAAGGATCAGGTATGTTTGCCCCAATAAACTCAAGCAGTAATTATACTTTAACTAACTCAGTACTTGTTGATTTTTGGCAAATAAATAAAGTCGGAGCCCCGATTGGTGATTTAGATGGTGGTATAAAGGATTGCGGTACTCAAGGACCTGGAGGGGGTTGGAAATATTCAAGTATTCAATCCTTAGTATTATCAGGAAAAATATCAAATGATGTAGGTGATAGATCTAGACGAGATTTAATAAACACCATGATTGGTTACGACTATACCACATCCAATACAAATGGTATATCATTCATCACAATTAATGAAGGTGATTTACTTCTGAGAAGAGCCCCACAACCTTTTTTAATTTCCGCAAGTGAGGATAGTAGCCAAGACCCACGATATTGGGCATTTCCGGTGATGGAAACCTTCCAAGCGAAACTAAATTCATTCAATTTAAGAAACACATATTTTAATACACCATCATCTGATGCTATTAATAGAGTAAAAACAACGGTTAACCCTAGTTTACTTTCTCAACCATTTTATGATCAATTAATGGTTATATTTGCCGAACCTGGAACATTAAGTACTATGGGTATTGGTGAGTTAGTGACATTCCAAAATCCAAATAAGTCGGGGTCTAATATTATACTAACGGGAGCTACTGAAAATCAATTTGGTACTTTTGCGGTTACAGGATATACAACATTAGGTCAGCAAACAAAAATTATTAATTATGCCAATTATAATAATTTTGGTAGTACAACCGGATTACCAGCAACAATTCAGATAGTCCAATCCTCAAAATATGGTAATAGTGGGGCGTCACAAGAGGAAGATTACTTAAGATATCAAACAGACTTAGAATATTACCAAGTTGTTACGGGATTAACTGTGTCAGATTTTACAACATTGGCAAACTTTTCTCAATCTGGATATTTCCCAAAAGAAGTTTTAGACTATACTCAATTTATTTGGAGACCAAATTGTGATACATTAACTGAAGGTGATAATGATTTCGATGCGGATCTTGTACAATTACCGAAAACTAGAAGTTTCTTAAATAACCAAGGAAGTTATGAAGTTATTTTTCTTACAAGAGGGGTTGATCCGAATACTGATAAACAAACAATAAAATACGATTTATCGTCATATTTCGGAATTACAATGCCAGATACAATTACCGTTGAAGGTTCTTACTATTTGAACATGCCGATTCAAGCGTTTAGTACTCCAACACAACCAAAAACACACCTTGGTAATAATCAAACTGCTGGGTTATATTTTTCTGGTTTTACATTTAGTATTACACCACCTTCCGTTAACCCCAATAACTATACAGCATTTACATCTGAAATGCCTTACTATTATTTATGTACTGACGAAGCTTTTACGAATAATTATTACCCGGAGAATGTTCCATTTGGATTAGTTAATAATTATGGTATGACATCAGGTAGTGTTTTTGTAACTTCAAATAATTATTTATTACCATTATCCGTTAGTTATTACTACGCCGGTGGATCCTACATAGCCACAAATAATAATGGTATTGTAAATGAAAATATAAGACAAAAAACTAACGCTAGTAGTAATACAGCGAGAATTGAACAATATTTTGGTAATCCTTCAAGTAGTAATGCTTGGTTTTATAAAACAAATTTTATTTATTCTGCGGGATATCTAGGATACTACAGACGATCCATAATCACCGGTGGAGTTAATTTTAACTCGTCAAGTAATTTATTCATGAGGAGTGATAGAATCCCAACAAGTACAAATATACAAACTCCAAACGATGGGCCTAAAAATCTAACAACATTTGGTTTACATTTAAATACGAACTTTTCTTTTTACAAATATGACGACACAAATAGTGCGGTAGTAATTAACCCAAGTTTATCACCTAGTGCTGTAATAGAATCTAAAACGGATCAAAACTCTGCTATTAGTGATCTATTGGATACTTTAGATTGTACTGGTATGGTCTCACTTCAGTGTTATACGGGATCGGGAACTAATGTCGGTGTATCCACAAATTGTGTTGTACCTTCGAATAGGGTTAAAAATGGGTGTTATTGTTTATTAAATCCTAACTCTGAAGGTAAATACTTGTTAAATGGGGCATTTCAGGCGGATTTACAATTACTTTTAGAATGGAAGGCTAGATTCACAATAACATTTGCTGCTTGTAGAGGAGTATTCTCCCAAGTTTTCCAAAATAACTGGGTTAATGGTAATTTGTATATGCCGTCATTCTTAAAAAGAACGACATTTAAATTAAATGGAGATGCGTCTTACCAATATTGTAAAGATATTGCGGTATTTAACCCATTCTCAAATAGTTTCTTTTATAGGTCTTCACCATATAACGACGCAAATAGTGATTTTGTTGGTAAACAAATAACACAACCCACTTCAGGTGATTATGCGTATAATAATAAACAAATATTATTCCCAACTACAATAACAGATTTAGGTCCAAGAGATAGTTTCATTAAAGAAATTTGTTGTAACGATAATTTTGGATCATATTATGCTGACCAAATAAAAACCACTTCTTATCAAGACAATTCTGACATAATCCAAATTGGATTCTTATCAAGAATAATTGACAACACCACAATTGCGAGTTTATTACCGGCAGGAAGTAATGAAGGTGTATCCATTCAACAATTCTTTAGTAACACTAGAGGAGGGGCAAGGATAGATGGTGATTTTTCACAAATGTTATCTATAAATTCAGAATGGAAAATATTACCTTTTGTTAGTGATATTATAAACTCAAACGATCAAATTTTTATTGGTAAAGAAACGGCATCATCAAGTTCTAAACCTGTGTTTGGTGTGTTCTTTAATTTGAGTGATGATTCTTTACGATATAGAAAAATAATGTCACCAGGGATTGAAACATATCAAACAACACCTGTGTTGATTGAGAATGATTTTGGGTATTCTAAATCACAGGTGGTTCCTTTCTACAAATGGAGAATCTCACAATCTAGTGTGATTTTTGGAACTGAAAATAATAATTGGTTTACCGATACAAATGGTGGGACATTCTTTACGAAGAAGTATCAAGATTTGGATTTTGTAACACCTAATGAGAAGTATACTACTACAACAACAAGTTTGGGGTATATTACTAACTATAACATAACAGGTGGAACTAACGCAAGTGCTTCGAATGTAATTAATGGGGCACCGGGAGGTAATCCTGTTTTAGTTGGGGCACCATACCACTTTTATTTTGGTTTGAATGTCGGTAAAACGGCATTAGATATATTCTATAAACTTTATATTGAAGTACAAGATTAATGGCTGACGATTCATTTAAAATAATATTACCGACTGAGCGATTTGCTCAGGCTCCTAATGTTGATACCTCAATTAATATTAACTTGGATCAAAATACCAAGGAATTGGTTGAATACGATAGAAGTGTTGATTTGAGTTTAAACGCTATATTTGATCAAGAAAGAGAATCGTCAACATTATTCAGACCTGTAACTAAATTTCAAGTAATATTTTCTAATGCTTATACTGGATCAACTAGATATTCACCATTCAGAGATAATCTATATTACACAAACGAAATTGCGAATACCTCATCGGCTTATCCTAACGGAAATTTACTGGCGCAACCACCATACCCAAATCAAAACACTGCGTGGGAAGGTTTCCCACAGTATCAGGAGTTTGATTTTATTAGGACTGACATGGGTGTTCCTTATTATACCTCTAACCCACAAAAACATCTAACTTTTAGGGCGGTTAGCGCGTCGACATATAATTGGTCACATTATATGAGTTACCCATTCGCAAACATATATAATAAAACATTAAGGGCTGATGAACCAAGTTTAGGTTTAATATGGAATTGGGTTGCTTCTAACGGAATACCATTTTATATTTTAGCCGGTAGCGAATTAAATGGTAATGTAATTAGTTTTAAAAGTCCTATGACACACGGACTCAGTATTGGTGAATATGTTGAGTTATCGTTCAGTTATGGAGGGCAAAACCTCTTTCAAGTATCAAGTTTAGGTGATTCAGGATTCAATTCTCAAGAATACATCTTCAACATAACAAATGTTGGGTATACGGGATCAACCTTTCAATCAAACGGACAAGGTTATTTTAAAAGAGTTTTAAACTTAATTAATTCTGCGGAAACAAAAAGCGAATATTACATTAGAAGACATAAAATTATAACATCACCTGATAGTGTTGTTTTAGCGAATGCGGGGTTTGAGAGAAATATCTTTAACGATAATAAGAAATGTGAAGTTGCTGCGTTAACTCCACGACAAAGACCAAGAACTTCAATTAAAGAAGGTTCAAGATCATATACATTGTCATTTAATACTGACCTCGATATTGGTGGTATTTTAGATAATCAAAAGAGACCTTTAACTCAGTTATTTTTTACCACAATTTGGAGAGGATATTTTGGTTGGACTCGTAATTTGAGACAAGGATGGTATTTTAACCGATATCTAGTTAATGGAAGTCCATCGCCATGGTG